TTTACTAAGGATCCCCACTTTGATATTAAAAACCTTTTACTAAGGATCCCCACTTTGATATTAAAAACCTTTTACTAAGGATCCCCACTTTGATATTAAAACCGTTTATAAGGTTCCGCTATTTATAATCATTATAAATAACCGTTTATTAGGGATCCCCACTTTGATATTAAAACCGTTTATAAGGTTCCGCTATTTATAATCATTATTAATAACAATTATTTTCAATTATTTTATGAAAAAGTGTGAATTTTGCAAAAAGTCATAGATATATAATAATATAGAATGATTCAAAAATAATATAAATTTAATCAAAATGACTACAGAAAACAACAAAAACACCGATTTTAATGAATCAATTGATAGATTAGAGGAAATGATCAATCGATTGAGATACTTAATGACTAATTCTAAAATAGATTGGTTAATGCAAAGGGACATTAAACCTTATGGTAGAATCATCATGCATATCATGGATACGTATACATATCCTATCAGTCAACATAGTATTGTAGAGTTAACTGGATTCTCCAATAAAGCTGTACGAGAAAACTTAATTGAACTATCAAATTTAAATTTACTTAAACGATCTAATAAGTTCAATTATTGGGAAAAGATAAAAATAGATCAATAGATCATTAATTATCTTAACAATCTAAAAAAAAATATACAAATCAAAAATGAATTTAAAACAATTAATAGGGAACAATGCATTCTTTGTCATTAACAAACAAATTATGAAAAAAGTAGGATTAGAAGCAGCTTTGTTACTTCAACATTTAATCGATTTAGAAGACAATTACTTTAAAGGTATTGAGTTTTATCAACAAGTTTCTAGACTTATAGAAGATACTACTCTATCTGAACATCAGATTAGAGAAGCTAAAAGGGTTCTAGTAGACACAGGAGCAATATCAATCGTTAAGAAAGGAATTCCAGCTAAAGATTATTTCATAATTAATCATGATGCTATTTTGGTATGGTTTAATGAACCTTTAGAGGTAAAAAGCGAAACTTCAAAGGAACAGGTTCAAAAAAATGAACCTTTAGAGGTAAAAAGCGAAACTTCAAAGGAACAGGTTCAAAAAATGAACCATAAAGATAAAGAAACTAATCCTATATTAGATGAAGAAGAAAAGAAAAAGACTATGATATTTTATAAATTAGTTGATATGTACCCTAAAAATAAAATAGGTAATAGAAAACATGGGTTAACCGCATTTAAAAAGCTAAATCTTGAACAAGCTAAGACCGCACTTATAAATTTAAATAGATACTTAAAAACAGTAAATGATTCCATCTATATCAAATCATTTTTGAATTATATAGATCAAGAATGTTGGTCTGAAGAATATCTAAAATTAGAAGAAGCTAAATCAATTAAAAGGGGTAAAGACACAAAACACAATATCCCAACTAATTATAACGACATTGACTAAAAAAACAAACAATATACAAAACAATTATGGAAACAATTATTAAAACAACATCACTCAAAGTAAATAGAGCACAAGCTAAAGAATTCATAGATGCATCAACTAATGGTATCATCTTAATTGGAAAACCAGGAGTAGGTAAGACAACCTTAATCCGTGAAAGATACATGGTTACTGCATTAGACCTTGCCTTAGCATATCAAGATTATGGACTTAAAGCCGTTAAAAACAATATAAATCAACAAACTGACTGGCAAAGTCGCAGAGTTATAATTGATGATCTTGGTTTAGAATCCGAAGTTAAATATTTCGGTAATGGTCTAGATCCAGTTGCTTATGCAATTCTAGATATTTATGAGTTTAATCAAAGGAATCCAAATCGTCCAATTCGTTTAATATTTACAACTAACTTAGATAAACAAGGTTTAACTGAAAAATATGGAGTTAGAGTAGTTGATAGAATTTGGGAAATGTGTGACCGACTAGTTTTAGATGATACTAATTTACGTGCAATTATATCTTCTGAATCGAATTTATAAACAAAAATACATTTAGTAAGAATAATATGTACCCATTAAATGCTAAAGTAGAAAAAGTAGATATACTTAATCATTTTGATAATTATATTAAAGAGGATCCTGAAATTAAAGAGTTATTACAGGAATTAGTCTTTAAAATATATTTTTACCGTAATACTAATGACTTATCTTTAACTCTAAAACACATAAAGTCTGACATAATCAGACTTGAAAATGATGAGCGATATGAAAATTGCCGCATGCTAAAAGATATATTAGATAATTTTGAATAATTTCATAACCAATAATTATAGCCAAATTAAAACAATGTCTAAAAAGATATGTAGAGGATCATCTGAATATGAAGATGTTGCTCATTTTGCAATTGAGACATTTATGTATCACGAACGAGCTCAAGAGTTAGTAGATAACGGAAGAGCTATGAACTTTATTAGTGGTATCATGTGGAGATCTTTTAATAGTAGTACTTCTGCATATCATTCATTATATAGACAAAAGAATAAGGCTAATGACCTTACTGAAAGTCACTTACATATAATAGATACTGAATATAATTATGAAACTGACCTAGTTATTGAAGCAATTCAAGGCATATTAGAAGACATGGAGGCACATCAAACAGACTTATGGTACAAGGCAACTTTATTTCAGATGTGGATGGTTAACCCAAACTATTCTGAGTTATCAAGACAAACTAAGATACCTAGAAATAGTATTAGTCATGCAGTCGAAGAGGCCAAACAATACATTAAACAACAACTAAAAATACAAGGAATACATTATGACAATTTTTAAGCTTACTTACATTATAATACTTCTTTCGTTAATGACAGTATTTATTAACTTAATGCGCGAAACCAAGTTATACAAAAAAATAGTAAAAGTTCTATTATTAGAGAATGAGCCAATCAATAATATTATGAGTTCAACTTTTTGGGTTACACTTTTAATAAATGTTATTCTAATAGGCCTATATTTTATATTTATAGCTAGTATGGTTACCTTCATCGCTAATGTTATAACCAACTAAAAAACAACTAAAAAAATATGGATACGTTAATAATGATCTTAGGAATGGCAACATTCATGAACTTAGTACACGAAACACCAATATATCATGATACATTAAAGGCACTGTCATTAAATTTTAAGCCATTTAACTGTGTTATGTGTTCAACTTTTTGGGTTACACTTATAGTAAACCTTATTATATTAGGATCATTAGCTATACTTATAAGTAGTATTACTGCAATCTTAGCTGAAATTATAAATATACAAATACACAAGATATGACACAAGAAAATTATGAATGGTTATTAGAGAATAAGACCCTACTTTATAATTCTATTCGAATGACTAAAGACCAGAGTTTAAAGATCTTTGAAATCTACAATACATTAGTATCAATACCAATGAAATACACAACATGTAACAGCTGTGTTAGAACGGTTATTCGTTTACTAAAACAAGAATTTGAAAAATACACAATCCAAAAATGATGAATTTTTATGTCTATAAAACTGCAACTGGCATACTTAAGATTAGTGATGCTTATGTAGCAGGCCATGTCCTTAAGATAATGGCTAAGAACTTAACTGGAGCAAAGATAGCTCTAACTAACTACAAAAAAATGTTAAATAAAGAAGATGGAAAATCAGGAGATAAAGCCTAAGAAAACCGGTTGGAAAGGACCATTAGAACTTGCAAATCATACTGGTCGAACTCCAGGTTCAAAAAACAAACAAACCGCAGCTATTAGAAAAGCATATCAGAATCTAGTTGAAATGAACTTAGAATCAATGAGTAGATGGATTGCAGAAGTTGCTGCTAACGATCCTAAGGGAGCCGTTGAATTACTGATTAAGTTATCAGAGTACGTCATTCCTAAATTAGCCAGAACAGAATTAACTGGTAAAGATGGTGATGACTTATTTAAAAATATAACATTTGAATTTGGAACTCCGATTAATGATAGACTCATTGATGCTGAAGAAATAGAATTTGAAGACGACGTTATATGAAGAAAACAATAGGATTCACTCCACATGATGCACAGTTAAAAATGATTAATGGTATACTTAACCAGGATGCTAAATTTCATATAGCTTGTGTTGGTCGTCAATTTGGTAAGTCGTTAATGGGAATGAATCTTGTTCTTTATTGGGCCCTTAATGATGGACCTGTTACAATTTTATGGGTTAGCCCAGTTTATTCGCAAACAAATAAAGTTCAAAATGAATTAATGCGGGCTATCGTTAAAAGTGGGATAGTCAAAAGTTGTAACTATAGTTCAAATGAAATTGTACTTAAAAATGATAGTAGGATTATATTTCGAAGTGCTGAAAGATATGATAATATACGTGGTCTAACTTGTGATTATGGAATTATTGATGAAGCTGCTTTTTGTAAAGAAGGAGCATGGACTGAAGCAATTAGACCAGTCTTTTTAGTTAAAGGCAAGAAAGTTCTGTTTATTAGTACACCTAAAGGTAAGAATTGGTTTTATAACTTATTTCAATTAGGAGTTTCAGAAGACTATCCAAATTATAAAGCTTATACAGGATCCTCTTATGATTCTCCATTTATTGCAGTTGAGGAAATTGAAGATGCTAAGAGAACTCTTCCAGAAAATGTATTCAAACAAGAGTACTTAGCTCAGTTTATTGATGCAGGTGGAGAAGTCTTTTCTAATATTAATAAGAATACTTTTGTATCATATCCTAGTCCATTTGGTAAAGTTTATTGTGGTATTGATCTTGGTAAGCAAGAAGATTTCACTGTCGCAACATTTATTGATGCTAACGGTAATACTATTGACATCTATAGAGATAATCAAACAGAGTGGTCGCAGATGACTCAGAATATACTTCAAAGAATACGTAAATGGAATGCAAGTGTGCTAATTGAAGTTAACTCGATTGGTGATGTAATTTATGAGCAAATTAAGAAGCAATGGAATGACACATATCCATTTATTACTAGTTCTAAAAGTAAAAATGAGATCATTGAGGGTCTTATATTAGACATGAATGAATTGACTGTTAAGATTCCAGACTCTAATCTATTTCCATCACTCTATTCTGAATTATCAACATTCACATACTCATATAATCCAAAAACTAGGAATATTAGGTATGGTCATCCATCTGGTTTACATGATGATACTGTGATTTCTTTAGCAATTGCAAATTACCATCGTAAGACAAATAAAAATTATGGTCAATATGCAGTATCTGGTAGAACTAGCAAATTCAATTAATTATAAATTTATATTTAAAAGTATATGATTAACCTTACAATTGATAATAAGAAGTACATAATACCAACACGATTAACAATAGATCAATGGAAACAGTTAATTAAGTTTGATTTTGCTGATTATTTACAGTATTCAAAGATTATTTCAGTTCTAACTGGAGCAGAATCAGAAAAGATTATACAATGTACAGATGATAGTCAAATACTTGCAGTTGGTTTTATTATTAATTTAATGAACCAACGTAAAGAACATAAGATACGAGAGTTCAATGACATAATGTTTGGTGAATTTATTGATTTAGATATTTACTTAATTGCTGGAGTTGAAAAGAACTTAGATATTATTCTAAAAACCTTAACTAAATCTGATCAAGAAGTTACAAAATGGGCTGATGAGGCCTTATGGTTGATTGATAGATATACACAATTTAGGGTCTACACATATCGACAATATGCTGGACTCTTTGATATTAATAAAAATGGACAACAAGAATTCGAAGATGAAACTGAAGAATTAGAAGCACTTGATTATAAGAAGGTTGCCAAAAACTGGTATAAAATAATTATAGATCTAGCAGATAATGACTTACAAAAAATAGACTATGTGACAGATCAACCTCTTAAAAAAGTATTTAACTTTATGGCATATCGAAAAGAGAAACAAATAGAAGAGAACTTTAAGTTATTACAACAGAAGAGAGCACTTGAAGTTAACCGACGAAAATAACAAACAATATTATGAATTACAAAGACATCGTAAATCGAATCCAAGATATAGTGAAAAATCATAACATGTTATGTGATTTTGGCTATGGAGACCTATCAGATCTAAAAACAAGATTTGAGAATACAAGCGGTAGTACTAGTGGACAAGCCGATTATCCATACTTATTCCTAAATCCATCAACTCACAATAGAACTCGTGCTGCTGTTACTTATAACTTTAATATGATTGTTATGGATATTGCACGAGGTGAAGTCGATGGTGATCCTTATGATAACATCTTAACTATTCAATCTCAATGTCAACAATATATTGATGATGTAATTGCACAGTTATGGAATGGTTATGATGATTCACCACAAGTACTTTGGGATGGTCTAACTTATAATACCTTTAATGAAAGATTTCAAGATGATGTAGCTGGAATGTCAGTTAACTTAAGGATAATGGTACCTCAACCAATTAATAATTGCGTTACCCCATTCTCTATAGATCTTTTCGATATATCAAACTAATTATTAAAATATACAAGTTATCTAATGACTGTCGATGAATTAAATGCAAGACTTAGTACATTTGGGCAGAATGCTATTGATCTTTCAGATATACTAACAAACATAGGTGCTGAAATAACTAGCCAAATTAAACAAACAGCTCCAGTAAATACTGGAGCTTTGCGTTCTAGTATATCTTTTAAAGTTAATCCAAATTCATTAGAGTTGAATATGTTAAATTATGGAATATTCCAAAATTATGGAGTTAAAGGGACCGAAGAAGATCCTGGAGCAATATCAACTCCTAGTGGAATATTTGGAGTAGCTGCAAATCATAGATTTCAATTTAAATCACAAGCTATTGGTGGTAGTTTACCATTTCCAGTTAGAAGATCAATTATTAGACGAGGACTAAAGCCAAAGAACTTCTTTAGCCTTATCGATATCACAAAAGAAGTTGTCGAAAGATTAACCGAAGAATTAATAAGACCAATATAAATTATGTCAGTTACATTATTACAAACACCATCAACACCATTTGATCAAACTTATGGTCCTAATCCAGTAACTCTAACTGGAATTCCAACTAATCCATCTACTGGAGCAATATCAGCAGACAAATATGTCTTACAAATATTTAGAGCAGGTACAATGATTGCAAATCTTAGGCAAACACCTAATTCAGTAGGTAATGCAATCTTTGATATTCAAAATGTTTTACAGAATTTCATAGCACCATCTCCTAATAATATAGAAGAAACAGGTTTAGTTGAAATTTTAATGACTAATTCAGCTAATGAATCAATGCCATATACAATAGAATTTGGTAGTGAAACTGGATCCGAAGTTTTAATAGATGGTAGTTCTCCATTATTACTTAATTTTGGAGGTACTAAGCAATACTATGAAGTCCCTTATAACCCAAATCCTTATATTCCATTAATTAGTTATGATAGTGGAGGAGTTTATACTGCAGTTGTTGAGCAAGCACAGCCATTCACTGATCTTAAAGAGTTTAGATTAGGCAAAGATATAACTGATGGAAAACCTAATTGGCTAACAGATACTATGAGAGTGTACGATCATTATGTTACTATAAATGATATGACTACCATCTCTTATTATAATAGTAATAGAGGTATAATCCCAGAAAATGCACAAGGAATTGAGGCTTTTAAGTTTGAGTTATTTATCGGCAATGACTCTTTTCGCGAATACACATATTATAACACTAATGATGTAGGTGGAGGACCAAACGAAATTCCAGGTCAAGGATTAATTACAACATATCCTCTTTATGCAATTACTTTAGGAACTGGACCTAAGAACTTTAAAAGTTTTAAGGTTCAAAGCACTCATTATTATGTTAGTTCTCATGCTTATAGTCATACTACTGATCCTGAAAAACTTACAATAGACTCTCTACATTATGTACACCGTTTCAATATTATTAAAGAAGATTGTAATGACTTTCCTCAATATCAATTTTCATGGCTAAATTCGTATGGATTTAGAGACTACTTCTCTTTTAGAAAACGTAAAGATAGGTCAGTTAAGATTAATAGAAATGAGTTTTTTAGAGAGGGTGTCGACTATAATACAACATTATATACTACCAATATATATGAGAGAGGAACAACTGTGTATTCTCAAGATCTATCAGAAGAATATACTGCATTTACTAATTACTTAACAGATGCAGAAGCTTTGTACTTACAAGGATTATTTACAAGTGTTGATGTTAAAGTAAGATTCAATGATTCAAATACACCATTTAAATGGATCCCTATAAATATACTAAATACTGATTATACTGAGAAAACTGTAAGAAAAGACCAGTTGTTTCAATATAATATTAAATTTAAACTAGCACATAAACTAAAAAGTCAAAGAGGATAATGATACAACTAAAATGTTATGAACATTCATTTAATAATCCAGCTGAAAGAGAGGCAACTCCTCAAATATGGATTGACTTGTATGATACCGACCCAATTAAACTAACCTTAAGTATTGAAGACATTGTAAAAGTAGATGCAACTTCAGCCTTTTCAAAATCTTTTAAAGTACCAGGTACTAGAAATAATGCTAAATTTTTTAATAATTCGTTTGAGGTTAATGATGTTATATTTGATGTTACTATTAAGAAACCAGCAGAAATATTAGTTGATGGAGTCGAGTTTAAACATGGACACATTAGATTACAAAAAGTATACTTTAATCCCGAATTAAATAGATATGATTATGAGTTACTATTTTTTGGTGAAACTAAGGATTTCGCGTCTAAGCTTAGTGATAAAACATTATGTCAATTAAAGTTGCCTGAGATAGTTGGTGGTGCAATACATAATCGACTAACCGTAGCTGATATTCAAAACAGTTGGAATGCATATCCTCAATTGGGTATATTAGATTCTGGATTACATAATGGAAATATCATATACCCTTTAATCGATCATGGTAATACATATAGTGAGGATGGAACTGTAAATGAACCAGAAATTAGAGTTAGTATAGGTAGTGAAGGTAAATCATTTACGCGACCTGGAAATCCATTAAGTATTGATAGATTTAAACCAATGATTCGTGCTAAATATATTTGGGACAAGATCTTTGAAACTACTGGCTATACTTATACTTCATCATTTATTAATAGTGCGTTATTCCATCAAATGTACATAAGTTCTTTTGGTAATACTGCAAATATAAGATGGGATTCCTCTTATATTAGTAGCACTAATAGTGGTAATATATGTCATGCCCAAAACAATGCAACTAGTGGATCCTTATATAATGCTATCTTATTACCAGAAGCAATAAATGATCCTAATAATAATTTAGAAGTACTTCCGTCTTTTACAACAGATAATGGAGACACATATAATCAGTACTTTACGTGTTATAATGTACCAGTTAATGGTATATACAGAATTACAGCTCAATGTTACTTTGCAGGTTATTTGGTAAACTCGAATGGAGCTCCTCAATATATTAATCAAAGTTTAAAGTTATTTAGATGGCGAGCTGGTGCTGCTCATATAGATTCAACACCACTTGCAGAATCTAATTCTGGAACTGGATATGGTGATACTTTACAAATTGATGTTAATATTACGGAATACCAGATATCCCAAGGTGATCAACTATTCTTATTTTTAGGAGAACTAAACTATGTTGGCAATCCTTATACTAACTTCTTTACTAGTAATTTTTCATTTGATGTTATATCAGCACCTGGAGAATATGATCCTGTAACTACCTTAAATTGTACTTATAAGCAAATTGAGTTTATTAAAGATATATTAACAGCATTTAGACTTGTATTCAGTCCAGATCCTAATAACTCACATAACTTTATTGTAGAGCCTTGGCAAACTTATATTAATAGTGGAGAGCTTTATGATTGGTCAACTAAATTAGTAAACGATAAAGATATTCAAATAGAGTCAATCTTTATTAATCAAGTAGACAAACTTGATTTTAGCTTACAAGAAGGTGGAGACTATGCTAATGTATATCATAAACAAGCTTATTCAGAGCCTTATGGTTCATTACATTTTAGTAGTAACAATGACTTATTGATAGGTAATAAGACTATTAAATTAAATGGAATTGCACCAACTATACTCTTAAATCTTGAAGGTAGCCGGAATGATGACAATTTTGTTATTCCACAAATACATGTGCACACACAAGGAGATAATAGTGGTATTACTAAACATTTACCGATTAAACCTAAAACCAGATTCTTATTTTATAATGGTCTACATAATAGCCTTAATTGGTATGTTGAAGGAAGTCAAACACCATATACATCATATCCATTAGTTACACCATATCAAAGTTGGCCAATTGGAACAGAAGAAACCCAAAATTTGAATTTAAATTGGGGAAATGGTATAAAATATTTTAATGTTGATAATTTAACTAATCCAGATACCATTATTAGTCCAACTTTGTATGATAATTATTGGTCAAGATACATAAGCTTTTTATATGGTAAATATTCTCGTAGAATTACAGCATCCTTTATTTTAAATAACATTGATATTAATAAGTTATCCTTTAACGACACTATATTAATTAATGGTACTTATTATATACCAGAAAAAATTATTGATATTGAAATTGGATCATATACTCAAGTAAAAGTTCAGTTATTAACAGCAAATGATTACCGACCAAATATCATTCCATTTCAAATTTTACTTGATTTTACTGCAGTTGGTGCTGCAGCACTTTGTGCATTCGGATCTAGTTTTATTGATATAACGACTAATGGTACCCCAGGATTTACTTGGGAATTATCAAATGGTATGACAGGCTCTGCCCTTACTACTAGTTTACCAGGACAGGCACCTTACTTATTTACAATTGAAAATGTACCTGCAGGAACTTACACATTAACAATAAATGATCAGATAGGAAGAACTAAAACGATAAATGATGTTATAGTTCCACCATCAGTTGCAACTGAAGTTACTGCAACCGCTTTAATAACAAACCCATCAAATTGTAATGAATGTGATGGTAGTATTACAGTGACTCCATCTGGTGGTACAGGACCTTATTCAATTGACTGGCATCCTGAGCATATATACACTTTTACAAGAACTAATTTATGTGCTGGTCAATATTCTTATACTGTTTATGATCACTTTGAGTGTTTACATTCTTATACTCAGGAATTAACATGTGAAGGTGGTATAGGAGCAACTTGGTTATTTTTAGAAATCATAGCTGATTGTGAAACCATAAATACTATGAATGAATTTTATGTATGGTATCCTGCTGGAACAACACCATCATTTAGTAATTACTATAAATTAACAGATTTAAACAATATTAGTCGTCCTGAATGTTATGTTCCACGACGAATAGTTAATAATACACCAGATTCATTAGTAGATGATACCTTTACTAGTTGTATATTATGTCATGAATCAACATCACTTAAATGGTTATTAAGAAACTGTACGTTAGAAAATGAAGTAGTTGTTTATGAAGTGCCTGGAATGACAATTGGAACTGTTTGGAAATTGGATGGTCATGCTGGTTGTTATAAAGCAATAAGAAAAACATTCTTACCTGTTGATTCTATTGCATTTGATGGACCTTATTCTAATTGTACATTATGTACTTCAACATGTAAGGAATATGTAATTGGTGGTTATGATGAAGGTTGTACAACTTATTTAAACTGTGCGGGAATAGAAGAGGAAGCATGTTATAATGGAATAGGATCAGGTGGATATGATGAAACTAGGTTTTGTGCTATTGAGATTATAACATTTTATGGTGCAGAACCATCTTTAATAGGTTTATGTCCAGACTAATTCAAAATAACAATACTTTATATTTAGTAATATGGCAGAAGAAGTTAAGATAGTATTTGAAATCGAAGGTATACCACAATCAGTATCTTCAGTTGAGGACTTGCAATCAGCTCTTAAGGGTGTTGAATCACAATCTAAAAAGACTGAAAAGTCAATTGACAATATAGCTGATGCTACTAATACTGTTGGTAAGAATAGTGGAACTGCTGCTAAAAATGCAGAGGGTGCTACTAAGATTATTGATGAAGCATTTGGAGGACTCGGAACTAAGGTTAAAGAAGTTGGAGGCGGAATGATGACATTAGGTTCCTCTGCTGTTTCGAGTTTTAAATCAGCAGTTATGGGTGCTAATGCAATGGGTAAAGCACTGATCGCAACAGGGATTGGTGCAATTGTTGTAGCATTAGGTTTAATTGCCGCAAATTGGGATAAAATAGTAGGTGCAATCTCTGGTGTTTCTTCAAAACAAGCTCAATTGCTTGAAGATGCTAAATCTGAAGTTATTGTAAGGCAACAGTCCTTAGATAGCACATTAGCCTCAGAAAACTCATTAAAACTTAGTGGTAAATCTGAAAAAGAAATAAGAGACTTAAAGATTCAACAAACTGATGAGACCATTATTGCAATGGAAAGTCAGTTAATATTACAAAAGGAACAATCTAAAGCTCAAGTAGAAGCGTTAGAAAGAAATGCTGGTATCGCACAGAATGTTGTTCGTTATTTAATGATACCTGTTAGTATCTTATTAGCAGCAGTCGATGCATTAACTTATGGACTTGCTAAGGTTGGAGTATTAGAATCTGGAACTAATTTAGAAGAGAAGTTTAGTGGTGGAATAGCTAAACTTTTATTTAATCCAGAAAAAGTAAAAACAGAAGGTGATAAGGCTAACACAGAATTAGAAGCTAATTTAGTTAAACTAAAGAATACACGTGATGGTTATATCTTGCAAAATAAAGCTGCTGAGACTAAAGCAGCAGATGATGCAAAAAATACAAAAGCTGATTCAAACACAAACACAGTTAATTATGAAAAAGAACTAAACAAAGAACTTGCAAGATTAAAAGCTGAAAATATAGAAGATGCCGAACTAAAAGCACAGGCCTTATTAGAGGTTGAGAGAATAGCTGCTCGTCAATTATTACTTGATAAAAAAGCAAGTGTAGAGTTACTTCTTGAATTTGATAAACTATATGGAACAAAGAAACAAGAAATTACTGATAAATTTAAAGCTATAGCTGATGCAAAGAAACTAGAAGATGACCAGACCGCAATAGCTAATCAAAAAATTATTAATGACATATTAAATGCGTCACTGTTACCTAAAGTTGATGATATGTTTGCTAAGGCTCAAGCAGAATTAGAGGCTCAAAGAATAATAGATGAAGAAAAACTAAAACAAGCAGGAGCTACTACCGACGAATTAATAAAGTTAAATCAAAAATACTCTGATAAAAGTAAAAAAATATTAGAGGAAGAAACTAAATTTAAAGAAGAATTAAGGCGTCAGGATATAGATAACGCACTAAAAGCTACAAGTCAGGTACTTGGTAATATAGTTGACGTAGTTGGTGAAAGTTCAATTATTGGAAAAGCAGCTGCAGTTGCACAAACTACAATTGATACATACGTATCAGCTACATCAGCTTATAAATCTATGGTTGGAATTCCGGTAGTTGGTCCGACTTTAGCACCAATAGCCGCTGGACTGGCAGTTGCTACTGGTCTACTAAACATTAAAAAGATTTTAAGTGTTAAAATACCAGGTAAGGGTAATGGATCTAGTGGATCTAGTGGATCTATACCTACTCCAGCAATTCCTCAAGCTCCAGTATACGATCCAAATGCAGCATTAACTAGTAATACAACAGGTCAAAGATTAGATAATCAAATTAGTTTAACCAATCAAACCGGAAGTACTGGAGCCACAATCATAAAGGCTTATGTTGTATCGACTGATATAAGTTCACAACAAGAAGCTGATCGTAAGATTAATGATTTAGCTAGGTTATAATAACAATAATTAAATAAGATATGAGTAACATTAATAAGGTAGTAGAGCTATTAGCAGAAGTTGACGGAGTTGAATTTGATGACGTTGCAATAGAAATAATGAGTTTAGTAGAAGAACCGTCAATTGGCATACATTGGGCAGCATTCGCAGCTCAACAATTTTTTGAAAATAAAGAAATAGGAGAATCAGAAGTCTGCATTCATGAGCAAATCGAAGATTTTAAAGTAAAAGAAGATACCTTTCATAATGCTGTTTTAGCAAAAGCTTCTGAAGTTGATTTTGGTGAAGTCTTAGACATCGAATTTACGACTTATATAAACTTACATAAGGATAAATTTGAAACAATTGGTGAATTTTTACGAGCTAATGAGGCAATTGATGTACTCGATCAAATAGTAAATAGTGGAGCTGAACAAATGCCAGAGTTTTCTTATCGATATTCTGGTAATTTATCACCTAATTCTAGAAACTTTTGTGTATCAATGATTGGTTTAGGCAAAATCTATACTAAAGTTGAACTTGATACACTATCTCAAATACCTTTGCAACCTGGAATGGGACCACATGGTACTAATACTTATAATATTTTTAATTATAAAGGCGGAGTAAACTGTAAACATTTTTTTGAACAATTATTAGTATTCAGATCTCCAGGTGGTAGAAACATAGTACTTTCTATGGGACCTGCTCCTGGAGATGCTGGTGAAATTGCAAGTAGTAGTAATAATTATTGGAAATTATCAGCACAAAAAAGTGAATGGCAATTTGCTGAAGATGATGAAAAAATGATAATTACTGGACCAGCAATGAAGGCTTTTCAATTAATTCCACGTATAGATGAAGATGGTAACATATTTCATGTTTATTTTAGTGATAAAACTATTAAAAAGTTATCTGAGAAGTTCTTAAAAGAACATAAACAGCACCTGACTGATATTAATCATTCCATGAAGCCTGATGAAGAGAATACACTAGTTGAATCTTGGATAGTTGAAGATCCAACTAATGATAAATCAAACGTATTAGGCTTTAATTCAACAAAAGGTGATTGGTTTGTATCATATAAGATTAATAACCAAGATACTTGGAAACAAATTAAAGATGGTAAATTAAATGGCTTTTCAATAGCCGGCCAATTTATTGAAAGAACTTCAAAAAATAAATAATTAATATGAATAGTGTTAAAGATTCGGTTGCTAATGTTACAACAATTGTTGGGTCAGGTGGAATCGTATTAGGTTGGAATGAAACTCTTACCCTTATTTTGATAGTAACCGGTATAATATTAAATATCGTTAGAATATATGAAATTAGAAAGAATAGAAAGGATCCAAATAGTGGATTATAACTAAGTTATAAGTTTTGTCATTATTAACACTTTTTATATTTAACATATATCAGAGACTTGTTTCTGATTAATCAAATAAAAACAACAAATTTATGAACGTAAATCAAGCATTAAGACGACTTAAGATTATGTTAAGTTCACAGTACAAGTTTGCTGAGGCTGAGTTAGTTGATGGAACCCACGTTTATACTGAAGGTGAATTAGAAGTAGGAGCAATCTTATTTGTAAAAGCTGGTGAAGGTATATCTGAAGATCCATTTGCTCCTGCTGGAATGCATGAAACACTTAATGGAACTATTGTAACTGTTGGAGAAAACGGTGAAATCACTAAAATTTCTAACAAAAACAAAGAAGAAAAGATTGAAGTTGAACTTGAAGAAGTTAAGGTAGAAGAACCTGTAGCTGAAGAAGTTTTACCTACAACCGAAGACCTACTTAGTAGTATCGCTGAATTAATTGAGCCTTTCTTTAAGGAAATCAAATCACTTAACGAAGAAATCAAATCACTTAACGAAGAAGTTGATACACTTAAGAAAAGATTTGAAACTATGGCTGCTGAACCAGGAGCTTCAAAAGTAAAAAACACATTTGCTAATGTATTGGCAGATAAAAACGATGCAACTGCTAAAAGACTTGAAGTTTTAGCAAAAATGCGCAAAAGCAAATAATTAATTAATAAAAAAACTAAATAAATATTATGGCATACGGATTTAACATCTCAGATTTACCAGCTTATACTGATCAATTATCTATGGACTTGATGGCTAAAGCGGTATTAGACACTAACTTGTTACAGTACACTGATTTAAGAACTGGATATACAAGTGGTAGTTTTACAATTAACTTAGTAGACGCTGAATTACCAGTTTCTGCTTTATCTTGTGGAGGTTACCCAGGAAATGGACAACTTGTTTATTCTCAAGTTCCAGTAACTATCGAATCATTACAATCTAAAACTCAACTTTGTCCAGAAGACTTACGTTCAGTTTACCAATCAGCTTTCATGTCTGCTGGTACTGGAAACGACTTCATTCCATTTGAGGAAGTAATTGCAGGATCTTACCAAAGTAAATTAACTAAAGCTACTGAAGACTTCTTAATTAATGGTTTTGGTACTACTGTAGGTATTAAAGGATTAATAACAGCAGCTAACGGAGCAACTGTTCCAGCTGGTGCAGCCGCTTGGACTGTATCAAATGCAGTTAGTCAAGCATTAGACCTTTATGATGCAATTGATGAGTCAGTTATCAATAGAGACGACTTAATTATGGTTGTTTCTCCTGCTAACTACAGAACTTTAGTAAGAGCTCTAGTTGCTCAAAACTTATACCACTACCCATCAGTAGAAGGTAATGAAATAATGATCCTTCCAGGAACTAACATTAAAGTTATTATGTCTTCAGGATTAGTTGGTTCAAACTATGTAGCTGCTGGACCTGGTAAATTCATTATAACCGCAACTGGATTACAAGATGAATTAGATTCTTTCAAATTCGTTTACTCTAACTCTTTAGATGCAATGTTATTTAAAGCAGCTTGGAGAATTGGAGTAGGAGTATCTCAAGTTAATGTTTTTGCTACTAACGGTTTAGCGTAACTAAACAATTATGGACTGCTACTTTAAGGTGGCAGTCCTTTATAAACTTAAAAACACAACAAGAAAACTTATGGCATGTTCAAATTTAACAGCAGGTTTTGTAAATGATTGTAACGATGGACAAGGTGGTATTGAGAAGATCTTTATCGCAAATGGTCCAGTTGAATCAATCACTGAAGCCGCAGGCGTAATCACAGCTATTACAGTTGATGGAGCTCCTTTAACTCCTTCAGATTTCTTCGTTTTCGAAACACCAAGACAAACTTCTTCAATTACTGAAACTATCACTCCTTCAAAAGAGAATGGTACAATAACATATCAACAAGATTTAGCAATGGTATTCAATAGAATGTCAGCATCTAAAAGAAACCAATTACTTCTTATGGCAGAAGCTTCTAATATGATAGCAATTGCAAAAGATGCTAATGGTATTTGTTGGTCAATCGGTATTGAAAGAGGAGCATATATGACTTCAGGTACAGCAGTATCAGGAGTTGCTTATGCTGATCGTAACGGATACGAAATTACAATCTCAGGACTAGAAGCAGCACCTATGTATATAGTAACTGGATCAATTGTAGAATAATTTACATTTGTAAACTATCTATTAATTTACATTTGTAAACTAACTTACAAACTTTATTAAAATAAAAGGGTATCTTAAGGTACCCTTTTTTATGCTATTTTAATTGGTGATTTATAGACTATTCCGTTTATTAAGGTCTTAGTCATTGGATATTCACTTAATTTTACATGTAAATCTTTAGTAAGCTGACCATAATGATAGGTTTTGCCATTAACTTGTATTTTACTATCATAACATGCCCATAATATATGTTTTGGAGCATCATTTACAGGATCATAAAGCTGATTATCTACACTATATTTGACATCACAAAATATATGTTCTTCAAATCCTATTTTAACAATTGTCTCGAGCATCTGATTGATGATAGGAGGACGTAATGGACCTAAGATGCTTAAATCTATATCATAAGTATTCACATCACTTAAGATGCTGCCATGAACCCATAGTTGATACTCATCAAAGCATACTTCAGTCTTTATTCTTTCGATAACATGTTTAATAGAGTCTATACCATTTACATGTTTCCATTCTGAGTTTTTAAATTTACCATATATTATTGACTCGGTCTTCATAAAATATCTAGTTCGATTACAACGATCATACTTTTTATATTTATAAATATAAAAACATTCAAAAATTAATGACATTATATATAAATGAGAATGATTTATTAGTAAAAATATCATTTAGCCAATCAAACTTAGAAATAGGTGTGGGTTATACTTTTAGTATTACTAGTCAATATAGTCATCAACCATTATTACTTGAAGCTGAGTGTATCTTATCAAACATACGATATTCAAGTTTTAGGGTTGCATTCCCAATTGGATTTGGAGATGCTCATAAAAATGGAATTTATGACTGGGATTTAGTCTTTCAAGGAGTTTCACTTGAAAAAGGTATTGTTAAAATTATAACAGAACCTGGTGGAGGTATGAATACTTTAACGTATAATCCAGGAGCTAACACTAATGAAAGAGTATCAGAAGTCTTTTTTAGACCAAATTATTAATACGATATATGAAATACAACAAAGAAAACAAAGAAAATCTTTATTCTGTAGTTGGTAGTAGCTTTACAGCACCAGCAGTACCTTTAATTAAAGAGATCAACAATAAAGATTACATATTTTATGGAGAAACTAATCTATTTCCAGATTCATTAATTGAATTATATAATAGTTCTGCAATGCATAGAACTTGTATTGATGCAATTAAAGATGGTATATTTGGTGAAGGTATTGAATTAATTGGTAATGACTACTGTAACACTAAAGGTGAAACTATTGATGATATATTTGAAAAGGTAGTATTAGATTACACAATTTATCAAGGTTATTCATTAAACATAATATGGAATAAAGAAGGTACTAAAATTGCAGAGATCTACCATATTCCTTTTAATAACATTAGAAGTGGTAAAATGGATGAAGATGATGAAGTTGTAGAATACTTTTTTACTAATCATTGGGATAATATACGAAAGTATTCACCAAAATCTTATCGTTCTTTTAGTGTAACTGATAATAAAGGAGATAATGCATCACAAATCTTCTATTATTATATGTATACACCAGGCAATGATTTCTATCCACTACCTGCATATCAAGCTGGTATTAATGATATTACATTAGACGCTAAAGTAAGTAGATTCCATATTAATAACATTTCAAACGGGTTAGCACCAAGTTTATTTATAAGTTTTAAGAATGGAATACCAACACCTGAACAAAGGAGAGCTGTTCATTCTGAGATAGAACAAACATTTAGTGGTGAAGAAAATGCTGGTAGATTCTTTTTAAGTTTTTCTGATGCTACTACTGCTCCAGAAGTTACACCAATTAGTGCTACAAATGATGCATATTACTTAACACTTGAAGAAAGAATTACAAGTCGAATATTAACTGCTCATAGAATCACTAGTCCTGCTTTATTAGGAATCAAAGATAGTGCTGGTTTTAGTTCAGTTGCTGATGAAATTGTTGTAGCATACGGACACTTTGAAGGTACTGTAATTGAACCAAAAAGAAAAAAGGTTTTAACTTCATTTGGTTACCTTCTTAAATTAGCAGGTTGGAATATTAATATTATAGTAATACCTAACCGAATACTAAGTGCAACGCAAACAATAGAGACTTTAGAAGATCAAAACATAAATAATCAACCTCAAGTGTAATGGAAACCGTATTACTCGTATCTGAACAAAGAATGAAGCAATGGACTTCATTAGACAATAATATTAGGATTGATGTTTTAACTCCATCAATATTAAATGCACAAGAAATCTATATACAAGACACACTTGGAACTAGATTCTTTAATAGACTGAAAGAAGGAGTTAGATTAAATAATTTAACAGTAGACGAATCAACATTCTTAAAGGATTATGTTGGTCCGACTTTAATGCAATACTCACTTTACTTATTATTACCAAACTTAAAGTATAAGATGGTAGAAAAAGGTATCTTAAATGGTTCTTCAGAAGAGACTGGTCAAACAACTTTAGAAGAATTACAGTTCTTAAGAGAAAGTACAATGGACACTGCACAATTTTATGATCAAAGAATGAAAGACTTCTTAATTCAAAATCCATCAATGTTTATTGAATGGTTAAATTGGAATAACAATGGAATGCCAAGCAATCATGACACCCCATATTTTAGTGGATTACAGATTCAAAAAGGTTAATAATTTTAGTAATGGAACAAATTCAATATAATACAACTCAAAAGTCTGCATGTCAAATTAAAGTACCTAAAGTATCTATAGTAACTAAGAGTACTAATAATAACATTAGAAAACTTAAAGTTTTTCTTTCAAATAATAATAAATAATGAGTAGAAGAGAACAAATAGATTTATTTCTTTCAAAATGGATTAGTCGCAAGCTTACTGTTTTTGTGGTAGCTTCTTTTGGTTTATTTAGTGAAGTGATTACATCAACTGACTGGGTAGTTATTGCCACTGCTTATATTACTATTGAAGGAATTACAAATATTGTTGAACGCTTATTTAAAGCAAAACAACTTTAATACAAATTATATTTAGAAATATATGTCTTTCAATACAGGAATTTCAAGCGCTATAGCACAATATGTGTACACACAATCAAATGGTAATGTAGTGGAGCCAGTTAATGGTTCATATCTACAAGCTTATTGTGAATATTTAGGGATATCCGAACCTATACATAATAGTTGGTTAATATCATTATGTGATCATTTTGGTATTACTGAACCTATTAATGGTTCATGGACAATAGCATTATCAAACTATTATGGTATTATCAATCCTACTGAAGGAACTTGGTGGATGACATTAGCATTTGAAGCTAGTCCAACACCTCCAACACCTTCATTTAGGTGGAATCTAAATACCCAAAAATATAATAACGACCTTAGAATATGGAATTCAGAAGTACCTATGTTTGAATTTTGGGAAGATGTAATTACCCTTTGGGAAAACAAAACATTAGAATGGCAATTAGCATAACATAAAAAATTAAAAAATAAATTATGTCAACATTATATAATCAACAAATAGATCAAACATATCAAGGTCTAATTAAAACAACCAACAACGGTATTATAAGTGCTTCAGAACAGGTTATAACTGATGGTTTAGGTAATGCATCAACATTAAAATTAGGAACTACCTCAGCATCTTTTGTAGGTACTTTAAATTTAACTGGAGCTACTGTAACTGGAATTCCTGTAAGTGGATTAGAATCTGTAGTTGCTGGAACAAATATAACTATAGATAATACAGACCCTTTAAATCCAATTGTTAGTGCAACTGATGGTGGATTAGAATCTGTAGTTGCTGGAACAAATATAACTATAGATAATACAGACCCTTTAAATCCAATTGTTAGTGCAACTGATGGTGGAGCTGCTGGTTTAGTAAATGGAACTGTAGAGAATTCAATAAAGTCATCAGATACTTTAACAACTATATCATGTTCATCAACCGCAATAAATGCAATTGCAATTGGTAATGGAGCTGATGCAAATTCAGCAAAAAATATAGCAATAGGAACTGGAAATGCTGGATCATCTAATATGATTATAATTGGAGACTCTACAGGACCGGTATATGCAAGCAACACAGTTGCAATTGGTAATAATATGCCGACTGATTTAGCATTTAGAGGAGATAGTGTATCTGTAGGTAATGAGATATATCCATCATATGGTGGTGTTTATATCGGTAATGACGCTAAACATATAACGGGTGGAAATACGTTTTGTGTTGCTATTGGTAGATCTGCAACAACTTCTGGAGATCAAAGTATTTCATTAGGAGCTCAAACTCTTAGCCTTGCAAATAATTCTGTAGCTATAGGATATGGTGTAACCGCATCTACCGCAAATACTGTAACAATTAAAAAGTTACAAATGTTAGACTATGGTAGTTTAGGATATGCTGATGATGCAGCTGCTTCAACTGGAGGTATACCGTTAGGAGGTGTTTATCACACAGCTGGTATATTGAAAATTAGAATTGTATAACACAAAAAATAATAAAACTAAGATATGGCTCAATTAACAGGCAGTCAAATTAAAAACTCATATATTGGGTTAATTAAAACAACCGACAACGGTATTATAAGTGATTTAGAACAGGTTATAACTGATGGTTTAGGTAATGAATCAACATTAAAATTAGGAACTAACTCTGCTACTTTTACAGGTACCTTAAATCTTGCTGAAGCAATAGTAAAAGGAGGTACTATTGAAATGGGTACTGACGGTACATATCCACTTTTTTCATTTAGCTTAGATGAATACGGAAACTTGAAATTGACTAAATCTTATGATGGTGAGGATTCTAATGTATTAATTATTAATAGACAAAACGGCTTAGTTATTTTAGGAGAAGGTGCTGGTGTCAATAACTCAGGTAATAATATCGGACTTATAAGTGGTACTTATACAGGTGTCGATAACACAGGTAATGTTATAGGACTTATATGTGGTAATGAAGCAGGTTATAATAACACAGGTAGTGGTATCGGACTTATAAGTGGTATTTCTGCAGGTTTTGATAACTCAGGTGGTAATATCGGACTTATAAGTGGTAATTATACAGGTCATAATAACACAGGTAATAATATCGGACTTATTAGTGGTGATTATGCAGGTTTTAATAACACAGGTAGTTATATCGGACTTATAAGTGGTTCGTCAGCAGGTAAGAATAACATAGGTAGTGAAATCGGAATTATTAGTGGTTCGGTAGCAGGTATGAATAACACAGGTAGTGATATTGGTCTTATAAGTGGTTATAATGCAGGTTTTAATAACACAGGTAATAATATTGTAGCAGTTGGAAGTAATGCATTAAGGTACAATCAAAAAAATAATAATATAGCAATTGGACATAATGTTTATTCCACTTTCTTAGATAATACCGCAGGAAATAAGACTTTTGATAATACTAATATTGATATTGCAACCGATAGGGTTACTATAACCGGTCATGGTTTTGGTTCTAATGGAACATGGATAAACTTAAGATATACACAAGGAACGTCATCTATTGCAGGTTTAAACAATAATTCAATTTATCAGGTTAAGATAATTGATGCAAATACTCTTTCTTTTAGAGAGTTAATAACTGCCACTATATATCACGGTACTAACATTACTAGTGCAGGTACAGGAACAGGACATATACTTACACCTCAATTTGCTTATGAAAATACAATATCAATAGGTTCAAATACTCAACCTACAAAATCAAACCAAGTCGTATTAGGTAATTCTTCTACCACCGAGGTATTGATAAATGGAGATGCCTTAATTAATGGACTTACTATTGGTAGAGGTACTGGAAATGCATCAAGTAATACGGCTAATGGTTATCAAGCCTTATATTCCAACACGTCGGGAAATCAAAATACTGCAAACGGGTATCAATCGCTTAGAAACAACACAACAGGAAATAGAAATACAGCTAATGGATATACTTCACTACAATCCAACACAACAGGAAGTTACAACATAGCAAACGGAGTTAACGCACTCCGTTCCAACACATCAGGATATAACAATATTGCAAACGGGGGAGATGCTCTTTATTCCAATACAACAGGCTATACAAACGTAGCAAACGGAGTTAACGCACTCCGTTATAACACAACAGGATATAACAATATTGCAAACGGGGGAGATGCTCTTTACAACAACACAACCGGAATTAAAAACATAGCAAACGGAGCGAGTGCTCTTTATTTCAACACAACAGGATCTGCCAACCTAGCAAACGGTTATAATTCCTTATTATACAACACAACAGGAAGTTACAACATAGCAAACGGTTATTATTCAGGTCGATTTGCAGGAACAGGGCCAAACCAAAACTCAACAGGAAATAACTCTGTGTTTATTGGATACGATACAAGACCAGCAGCCAATGGAGAAACTAATCAAATAGTAATTGGTTCAGATGCAATAGGTAATGGTAGCAATACAGCAACAATAGGAAACTCTTACTTAACAGCTCTATACGTTGGCGGTAATGGAGCGGGAATAGTCTTGACAAGTCCAGACGGAACACAAACAAAAAAAATAATAATTAACAATAGCGGAGAAATAGAAGTAGTCGCCGCATAAAAAACAAATAACAATGGAAGAATTAACACAAGACGAAATACAAAGAAATATTTTAGCCGCTTATGATAGCGTAAATCTAATAAACGAATTGTTAGAATTAGAAACAGTTACAGAAGAGGAACAAGACAGGATTGACCGAAATAAAGAACATTTGAAAGTAATGTTAGAGAAAGAATGGTTTGCCGATGCTCTTACTGAAGAGCAAAAACAAGAATTAAAATACTAAGTACTATAAACAATTAGCAAATAAATGTAGTAAAAACGATAACTGTGTAAAGATAAATAAATAAAAAAAAATAACAACAATGATAACAATTCCAACTAAAATAGAAAACAATTATCTATTAATTCCGGTTCCACCACAAGAGGATGGTACTTTACAAAACACTATCGATAAAAAAAATGAACTTTTAAGTCTCGTTGCAGATTACTATGATTATTCTAGTATAATATACAAATTCTATAAGAATGAGATCTTTACTGGTACCTTAGAAGATTTTCAAAAAATAGAAGGTGATAAAGTTATAAAATCACATATCGATGATACAATAACTTATAACATTACTAGATTAATACCAAATATTGATAAAGTAGAGTTTGGTAAGAACAAAATTGGACTTCTGATTAAGACTCTGGTAATCAATGCTATCTTAAAAAATACAGAAAAAACAACGATTAAGCCAATCAAAGATGCTGCAAATACTGAAAGTGAAACTATATTGAATTCGATAAAAGAAAAGTTGAATTCACTCGACATTTTAAAAATAGTATAATGAAAATACCAAGATATATAATTTATTAGTAATTTATATGAATTTAAATTATTGATTTGTATATTGTTTTTTTTAGGCGTTTAAGGGGATCCTGTTACTAAGGATCCCTTTTTTTGTAAAAAGAATTCAAAAATTGATTTAATTTATATCATATCATTTTAGTCAAACCACTAGTGGTCTAAACCGTGAACCACTAGTGGTCTAAACCGTGAACCACTAGTGGTCTAAACCGTGAACCACTAGTGGTCTAAACCGTGA